CTTAGCATTATTATAGAAGGCATCTCCTAACAAAGACCCTATATTTAATAAAGGGTCACTAGGGACAGGAACGGCAGTCTTTAGATTTACCATATCCCCTATGAAATCATTAGCTTTAAGGGTTATAGTATAAGGATAATACTCATTGGCAAAGGAGTCAAATCCTGCCCTTAATCCTCCCCACCAAAATACTACAAAGTTTCTTCTTATAAGTACAAAATATTCTTGGTCATCTGCTGATAGTAAAGTAGATAAATAGGATTCCTGAGCTGTATTAGTAACTATAAACGGAATAGTGACTTCAGAAGATTTAGTTATCTGATTTCTGTCATCAGAACCTTTATAGGATAACTTAAACCCTCCCGACCCTGTGTCAAAAAGGTGACCTGTAGAAGTGTCTGATTGTGACCATATCTCTATATCCCATCTATTGCCTCTTTCAGAATAGAATGTGTTAGTGTAATTCTTATATGCCATCTTAACCTAATGAATTTCTATGTCTCCTAGCTCTATCGAATACTATAATTAAATCCTCACCTGAAATCCTTACATCAGGAATACCACCACCGCCTCCAAACGAGCCGTTAGGGATTATACTTCCTGAAGATGAAGGTACAAATAATTCTGGTCCATTTTCCCCCACCAAACTGACTTTTCCTAAAGGTGGTTTACCACCATCTGCAAATGCTCCTCCCATCATACCCTGCAATATGTCTGTAAAACTTTTCGCCCCTGAAGCTCCAATTCCACCAAGACCAGGGAACATAGAAAATATAGCTGCTAAGATAGCTGCCTTAATTACCATAGCGATAATTTGTTTTAAAATATCTGCAAAAATCTTCTTTAATCCTGCTGCTAAGTTTTCACCACTCATTAATAGTTCGGAGAAATTATCAGCAAAAGAAATTGCTAATTGGTTACCATAAGAGGCAACTGCGTTTTTCCATCTTTGGATGTTAGCTTGTTGGGTAGCTAATTTTTCTGTTAGATTATCAGACCATTCACCCCACGCTAGTGCATCGTCATCAAGAAGAGATCCAAATAATCCCTCATCACCTTCTTCGCCACCAGTTGCTACGCTAAAGAAATCCTTGAATTTATCTATAGCAGGTTGTAGGGCGTTTCTTGTTTTCTCAAGACCTATTACAACTCCATCTACAAATCCTGTAAATGCGTGTTCATATTCTGTAGGTTTATCTTTTTGGTCTTCAAAGAAATCTGTTATTGTATCAAAAGGATTGGTTATACCCTTTTTCCCTAAAGCTGCCATCCCCTTATTAATGACTTTTATAAGGTAGTTAATTGGATTGTGCTTTATTAGAGTGACAATCATATCCAGGAACATATTTTTCCACCAAGATAAATCAGTCAACCTTTCCTTAAAAGCATCCCAATTACCAACTAAATACATTAAAAGAGAACCAATTAAAGCACCTAAAGCAATAAATTTAATTATAGGTAGTAAAGAGGCTAATAAAGCTTTTCCAAACCAAATTACTGCACTACTTAATAATCCCCATCCAGTAGTTATTATCGGTAAAAGTGCAGATAACCCCGCTAGGATTAAAAGAAGTGGACCAATAGCAGCCATTATACCGAATGTTATAGTAATAAACTTTTTAGCTCCATCACTTAATCCTGAAAACCATTTAGCAGCCTTAGTTAACCATTTTATTATAGGCATTAAAGCCTCGGCTATTACTTTACCAAATTCCAATCTAGCCGTTTCCATAGCAGATTGCATCTTCTTAATATTAGCGAATGTGGTTTTACCCATTATATCCGCCATTTCTTTTAACCTACCCGTGTTATTCTTATACTCATCACTTAACTCGCTTATCTTATCTTTATTTTGAGCGAGTATCATTAATTGGTTGGCAGCCGTAACCCCAACCATCTTTTGAGCTTGGTTTAAGTTTATTTCTCCTGAAGCTATTTTATCTAAAGTTTCAGCAAATGGTATCCCTTGTTCATTTAACTTACCAAAGACTTTTCTTAATCCTGTACCTGCCTTACTAGCCTTAATACCATTATCCATTAAGACTCCCATCATAGCAGATAATTCCTCTACATTAACGCCAACAGCTTTTGCCGATGCCCCTGCGTGACCAAACGCTGTAGAGAATGTACTTAATTGAAGTGATGAATTGGCTGCCGCTGAAGCTAATGTATTAGCCACAGAACTTGCTTGAGTTGCATCTAAATTAAAGGCATTAATAGTTGATGATACCGTTTCAGCAGCTAAACTTAAATCTTCACCTGTTGCAAGTGCTAAATCAGAAATAGCACCTGTCATACCCTTTATTTGATTAGGGTCAAATCCTTTACGACCTAAAACTAATTGTAGGTCGGAAAATTGTTGAGCAGTATATTGGGTTTCAGAACCTAGCCTTTTAGCCTCGGCTGTAAGCATAGCGAAATCTTGGACTGTTGCACCAGTAACAGCTCCAACTTTTGCCATAGAATTCTCAAAGTTAACAAAGGTGTCCATTGAGGCTTTCCCCATAGCCACTATTGGTGCTGTAACACCAAAAGTAAGCATTGAACCGAAACGGGCTGCATTAGAGGCAAACGATCCAATACTTTTATTGGCTTTACCCATAGCCTTTTCAAGCCCCTTGATATTGGCTGCTATAATTATCGATAGCGTTTTAGCTCCACCCATTATATTGTATTATTCTCTAAGTTTATATTTCTTTAATAGNNNATCCAATTCTTCAGGNCTTGGTCGATTAACTTTTCTAGCCTTTTTACCATCCCAAGGAAATGGAAGTAATTCTTTTGGGGAAATTCTCTTTTTAGAATGTGGAGCGAAACAAGAGTGTATTATTAATCGACTTTGCTCCCAACCATCCATCATTAAACTTTTATGGAAACTATTAAAGCCGACTATTTTATTTTGAAGCGACCTTGGGGTTAAATCATATAAGTCATCATAATTCATCCCCAACATCCCAAGACCAGTTTTTTCTATACTATCAAATGTAAGAATAGGTCTATCTTCTTCATAAAACTCTACCTCTTCACTCCCATCTTCTTTCCCTCATCTAGAGGTTGGTCGATTTGGAAAGCCTCAAATATTTCATTTAGCTTACTAAAATCTTCATTATCCAACCAATCTTCGATTTCTTTAATTGAGTGTTTAAAAGTTAACCCTGCCTTTTTAGCTCCGTGTTTAAGACCATAGTATGTCATTATACCTATGTGGTCTACCTCACTACCTAATAAGTGCATATCACTTAACTTAATTTTTGTTTTTTCACAAATGTCTTTAAGACATAAATATGAAAATCTAACGGGTCTTTTCTCCCCACCTATTTCTACCTGTTTCATTTGCTTTTACCTTTTTTTTAATTACTTACTTTAGTTAAAGTTCCTGTTCCTTTGAAATTAGCTGTGTAAGTTGTATTATCTTCTACCCCTGCGTTTAAGCTAAGAGAGTTTACTTGGCAATCTCCTTCCCAATATAATTGTTTTTCAAAATACTGATTAGCTGTTGACCCTTTAGACAACATTGGACCCCATACATATATTGATGATTCTCCTGCGTATGACGAAGTTTGATATGGATTAAGAGTAATATAAGCAGAGGGTGACCAAGAAAATTGTTCTAAAGTAGTTGTCCATTGGACTCTTGTCCATTCAGTTTCACTTAATTCAGTAATTCTAGTACCTACTATTGTTCCTGGACCACTTAATATTGTTGCAGTCGTTGTTATAGTCCCATAATTCCAAAAATAAAGTTGAGCAGAACTATCTTTATCATCTGACGATGTTGCCTTAAAATAAACGCTAAATGTCCATTTATTATTTACAGGTAATTGAGTTGGAATTCCGTGGTATATGTACTTTTGATACATTAAACCACTCCCATCGGTGGTTAACCCTTGTGTGGTAGACTCTCCGTTTGGGCTTGTGGTTGAGGGTAATACAAATGATGATATATTAGAAGATACCCATTGAGTATCGGTTAAATCATTTGATCCATCAGGAAAATAATTATTATTCCTTGTAGAGAACCTTAAAGTTATTTCACTTCTATCTCTATATGTATCCCACAACTCTTGTATTCCATAAGTAGAATCTAAATCAAATAAAACATCTGTTGTTATATCAAACGCCTTCTTGCCACCTAAGTGTTCAGCCCACCCATCACTATCTTTATTTGTAATATCTCTTAAATCAGTAGAAATACTTAAAGAAGCTTGAGTAGAATAGGCTATTAATTCTAAAGGGTGATTCTCCCCGAAAGTTAGAACATCTATTTCTATGTAGTCCAAGTCTAATACTGCTGTACCACCTTCACCTATTGATAGTGTTGGTACATTACCTGCATCTTGATTAGTCACATCTATATACCAACCGCCACTACCTGTAGTAGTTTGGGATGTAGATGTATAACCTTGAGCTATAAGAGTTGTTCTTAACTTAGCTATCAACCCACTTGCAGTTGCACTTGTGGTAGTAGGACTAATAATAGTTTCTATAGCCCCATATGTATCAACCACATCAACAATCTCGACAGTACCATTACTTGAAATAGCACTATCTGAGATTGCTGTTATGCGAGTGACTTGAGCGATTGAATCAACAACCGACTTGTAAACTACTAAATCCGAAGCATTTTGAATTGCCATAGTCTAGGATTTAAAAGTTTATATTATGCGTTTTGTTCTAACTCTCCAGTTCCTGTTAATGAAATTGAGTAAGTAGCGTTTTCTTCTACTCCTGCATCAATAGAGATTGAAGTGATAAGTGCTGTCCCTGTGTATAACATTCCATCTAAACCAAAGGATACATTTACTGCGTCACCTGCTATTAAAGTAGTAAATAATTCTTCTACATCAGCATCATCGGTAGCTGATATATCTACGAAGCCATCACCTGACATCTCCCAAGATTTTAGACCACCTAAATTAGCTGCCCAACCTTCTGAAGATTTTGTTGTAGAATCACGAAGATCCATATTTACTGATAAGCTACAAGATGTACTATGTGCTATAGCATCTAAACCTGCTGCCGTTGTTACACTTAAAACAACTTCTGTTGCGTTTTGAATTGCCATTTTGTTTTATGTTTTTGTAATTAAACAATTAAAAATTAAATCTTTATAATAAACTTCTGCCGTATTGTGATACTCGTCACTAAGTGAGTTAAATACGAATTTCGCCTCATAATCTTGCGAATCTTCCGTATAGGCAACTCTATATAAATCTAAAGCCCCGACAACAGCTTTAGATATGTCGTATGTAGTAGCGTAACTTTCAGCTAAACAAGATATCTTTATTGTAACATTACAAGAATTTAATGAACTACCTTTAGATATAAAGTTATCTACATCAATTATTTCGTATACAGTTGCAGGATATTGAGTTGTTTGGTTCACAATTACTGGAAACACTTTATTACTTCCATTAACGCTTGTAAAGTCGCTATATGAATTTAATTTAGTTGCTATTTTCTCACCTATTATTGCAAACATATCTTATCTAAATCCTGCTTTTTTTGATAGCCTTTCTACAAGTCTACCTATATCTTTATTTGCCCTATCTAAAATCTGTCCCGTTTTAGAATTAATTACTTGCTTTAAGTAATCGGGTTGCTTAGGTAAAACCCCCGTGGATTTTCCTGATTTATGTTTTCTAATTCCCTTAGAACCTCTTAGTAATAATTCGGCTAAATTTACAGCACCCGCCTTACTCCAATTGGCACTTGCCCATCTACCTTTAACTCTAGGTCCAACTAATAATCCAGGTTGTCTAGATTTAGAAGCAGTTATAATTCCAATAGAATCAGCTAAAGATGGACCTTTTGTTTTTGTCTTTGTACTAGGGTTATACCTTAGTCCAGGGTTTAAATTCTCACTTCCCTTTTTATATTTTTGTTTCGCAGCTCGTTCTGCGATTTTTGCAGCAGGTTGTAAAGCTTTATTAATTTCTGTTCGAGATTTTTTAGGGGTTAAACCCATCTCTTTTAAGGCTCTTTGAACTTCCTTAATATTAACAACTCTTATACCTCTATTTACTTTCTTAGCCATAACTTAAGTTATTGGACCATTAATGTCTAGTTTAGTGAAAAACTCTACATACTCTTTTCTAGGGTCTATGATATAACTTAATATCTCGTATTGCTCAAGAGTAGTATCATCTATTAACACCCAAGTAGGGTCTAAATCTCTTATCCAAGACGAATCATATCTTACCTGAATAAAGAAATTTCCATAAGATTGTAATTGCTCACCTTCAAACTTTTCGTTAATATTTCTTAAAGATGTAACTTTTTTAATGCCCCAAATAGTATCTTCTAAAATTAAAGATGAAGTCACCTTTTCTCCAAAACTATTTTGAGTTTCATTAGGCTTTTTTAATTGTAACCTTATATTAAAATCACCTGCCTTTATTTGAGTGATAAAAGCCATATTTTATAGGTAACATTTATAAGGTTGTAGTAATATCTCAGAAGCCATTGGAAACGCTCTCTTACGATCCTCTCTNAAATAATACATATCACTTGCAATTAATTTAATAGCTTGTTTAATCGCATCAGGAACATCACTCGCTGCTGCACCATATCCAGTTTGAAATTGGAAGTAAAAACGCTCTTCATTACTCCCATATAATTCTGAAATAGGGAATGTATAACTTATATTGTTTTTTATAATTACTTTTGTAGGATTCTCATTTA